TCATGCTCTGCAAAACGCCTAAGGAATTCACTGAGCAACGTGACGCTTTCTACAAATCGCAAGCGGATAATCAGATGAATTCTATTGACAACAACTTCATGCGCGAAAATGATCCTCGTATGCCGCTCTTTAAAGAGCGCAGCAGCAAGGTGACTTTTGGCAAAGGCACTTAACTTTTAGGAGTCTTAAATGGCTTACCCTGTGATTGATGCCCCGTACGGGCTAAAGCCGGTCAATTTGATCGGTGGTCAGGTGTTTGCGGGGTCTACCCGCAACCTGGCTATTGCGTATAACTACGCTACGCCTATCTACAACGGCGACTTAGTTACGCTGTCGTCTGGTTACGCAGTGCTGGCTACCTACCCTGTGAATACCACCAACACCACCGTTGGCGTGTTCCTGGGTTGCTACTACACCAACCCCACCACCAAGCAACGTCTGTGGTCGCAGTACTACCCGGGCAACGTAACTGCTGGGGATATCACCGCAATCGTCGCCGACGATCCTGATCTGGTCTTCAAGGTCGCGGCTACCACTGCTGCTGGCACGGCCACCATTGGTTCGGTGTCGTCTCTTCTGGTGGGTCAAAACCTCGCTGGCACCACGCTAACCGGTTCGGTTAACACGGGTAATGCCTCGGCTGGTGTAGTTGGCGCTGCCACTAACACCGCTTCGGCTGGCTTCCGCGTTCTGGGTCTGGTGCCGGATACGCAAATTAGCTACCCCGCTGCGTATGTGTCGGGTACGGGCACGACCACGCTAACGGTATCTGGTTTGACTGTTGGTCAGGTCATCCCGATTGGCACCGACGTTTTTAACGTGGTTAATGGTCAACTGCAGTTTACCGGTTCGGCCACTACGGCTGCGGTTACTGTTGCTTCAGCGACTTCCCAAGCCCTGACGGTGACGGCTTCTACGGTCACGGTTGTCGGTACCCTCATGCTTGAACAAACCCCCGAAGTGCTGGTGAAGCTGAATTTTGGCGTCCACCGTTACAACGTGGTCTAAGGAGTTAAATCATGGCTATTTCACGCGCACAACTACTGAAGGAACTCCTGCCGGGCCTTAACGCCCTCTTTGGCCTGGAGTATGCTCGTTACGGCGAAGAGCATAAGGAAATCTACGATACCGAGACTTCGGAGCGTAGTTTTGAAGAAGAAACCAAGCTGTCTGGTTTCTCTGCCGCCCCGGTGAAGAACGAAGGTCAAGCGATTGCTTATGACAACGGTCAAGAAGCATGGACCGCTCGTTACAACCACGAAACCATCGCTCTGGGCTTCTCTATCACCGAAGAGGCGATGGAAGACAACCTGTACGACTCGCTGTCGGCTCGTTATACCAAGGCCCTGGCCCGTGGTATGGCTTACACCAAGCAAGTCAAGGGCGCTGCAATCCTGAACAACGGTTTCAACGCTAGCGCTGTTTACGGCGACGGCGTCTCGCTGTTCTCGACTGCTCACCCGCTGGTTTCTGGTGGCACCAACAGCAACCGTCCTGCGGTTGCCGCTGACCTAAACGAAACCTCGCTGGAATCGGCTGTTATTCAAATTGCAGCCTGGACCGATGAGCGCAGCCTGCTGATCGCCGCGAAGCCCAAGAAGCTGATTGTCCCCCCGAGCCTGATGTTCGTTGCCACGCGCCTGCTGGAAACGTCACTGCGTGTTGGCACGACCGACAACGACATCAACGCCATCAAGAACAATGGCAGCATCCCGGAAGGCTACACGGTCAACCACTTCCTGACCGACCCCAACGCTTGGTTCCTGACCACTGACGTTCCCAACGGTCTGAAGCACTTCGTGCGGGTGCCGCTGTCTACGTCGAACGACGGTGACTTCGATACCGGCAACATCCGCTATAAGGCTCGTGAGCGTTATAGCTTCGGTGTAAGCGATCCGCTGGGTATCTTTGGTTCACCCGGCAGTTCCTGATATATTAATATATATCAAACAGAGCCCTCTTCGGAGGGCTTTTTTATTTCTGCTTGACATTCTTTATACTGGGGTGGTACTCTCCGAGTACCAAGTTTATTAAGCCTGCTGACTGTTTCTTGGTCAGACACCTTCCCTCAAGGACAGCGGGCGCAAATTGAGGAAATATCATGGGTGTTGCTTCCCGTCTAGGCCCCTGGCTTATTGGTACTGTCAAAGATACCACCGGCACCACTGCTGGCACCATTCGCAATATGGGTGTCACCGCTACGGCTCAGTTTAAAACTGTAGCTTACGCTGACACCACCGCAAATACTGTCTTGGCGGTTATTCCCGCTGGTGCTGCGATTCAGAACGTCCAGTTTCTGATTACCACCGCGTATACCACCACCAATCCTACGCTGACCATTTTTGTTAATGGCACGGCTATCACTGCCGCCATTACTGTTGCGTCTCCTGCCGCTGGAGCTACGGGCGTTGCTTCGTTGGCTATTGGTACTACCAACCCTGCTCTGGTTGCCAACGTCGGCGCAAATGATGCTGTTATTAGCTTCACCCAAGCAAACGGCGGCGGTGGCACTGGTGCTGGCGTGCTGAGCATTGCCTACATTGTCCGCAACCCGGATGGCACCTACGGCGCTGCCTCTTAATAGGGGTATAGCATGGGTAAACAGACTCAGTACAGCCCTACCTTCCCCATGTACCCTGGTGGGGCTACAGCTATCACCCCCAGCGATACAGACAATCTTCCTACGCCTTCGGTGGTGTATGTGGGTACTGCGGGCACTGTCAAAGTCACTACTGCACAGGGTGATGAGGTGACGTTTGTGGGGCTGATTGGTGGCTCTGTTATCCCGGTGCAAGTTATCCGGGTTTGGGCTACCGGCCTTACTGCAGCGAACCTCGTCAGGGTGTATTGAAATGACATTTGGGGCAGGATTTGGGTTTCCTAAGGCGCGGTTCCCTATGGGTGCTGGGCCGACGATTAACATGGATTTTGCGGGAACCGCCGCCCTGCCTCCTTCTGTCACCTTCACCCGTGCTAGTACGGGTAGCTATTTTGACGCGACAGGCACGCTGCAAAGCGCAGCAATTGACGTTGCACGCCTTGATTACAACCCTTCAACTCTGCAGTGTAATGGGCTGCTGATTGAACAGCAGCGCACCAACAGTGTCCGCAACAACACGATGCAGGGAACTGCAGCCGGAACGCCCGGTACGCTACCTACTAATTGGATTGGTGATACGACCGTTGCCGGCGTTACGCGGCAGATTGTCGGCACTGGGGTTGAAAAGGGCATCACCTACATTGACATTCGCGTCAGTGGGACAACCTCAGGTGCGTTGATCTTTGGCATCCAAACCGAAGGCAACACGCAGACTGCAGCTTTAAACGCACAAAGGTGGACAAGCTCACTGTATGCGCGGGTAGTTGCCGGATCGTTTGCAAACATCACCCGAGTAAGCCACATTGTCCGGTATAACGACGCAGCAGGAGTTTTGTTAACTTCTGGGGCCTTAGACATTATCCCAACAACCGCTGCGCTAAATACTCAACGGTTTGCCAATACAGTTTTGTCTTCAAACGCACTAACAGCTTTTGTTGGGCAAGTGTTTCAAGTTGAAGCTGGGGCTGGTGTTGCAATTGACATTACCCTTCGCATTGGTCTTCCGCAGCTTGAACTGGGGTTTTACGCTTCTTCTGTTATTCCTACTACGACTGCAGAAGTTACTCGCGCACTAGATCAGCCGTTTATAAACACGGTAACGCCTTGGTATAACGCGACAGAAAGTTCTTTTGTAGTAGGGTATCAATTATCGTTGGGGTCTGCAGTATCAATTTCAACCAGTAGATTTGCTTTTGACTTTACAGAAGCACCTTTGACAGACAACAGGCTTGCAATTCAAGCTATATTGAATGCTTTAGTTGCAGACCGCGTGCTTATTACCTCTGCGGGGGGTGCAGTTTCTTTTTCGTCAAATGGAACTACCGTTGGAACTACTCCAAGGGTTGTTGCTGCAGCGTATAAAAGTAATGATTTTGCAGCGTCGGCAACTGGTGCTACAACAATAGCTGTAGCTACCGGCACCACTATGCCTGTAAATCTAACCGCAGTTCGATTGGGCGGGCAAATAGCTAATTCAAATAATGGTCAGCTTGGCGGCTGGCTGCGCCGTTTCACTTACTATCCGCGCCGCATGACCAACGCTGAGTTGCTTGCCCTTACAGCGTAAGGACAGCTGTGTACATTAACCACTTTCACCGTACTGGCCCGTTGACCAGGGAATCTTAGGATTCATTTAATGTCTGATGAAGTTGAAGTAGCGGAGCAAATTTCCGCGCCTGAGCAGGTGGCTACGGCAGCGCCCGCACCAGAAGACCAAACGCCGGAAGTAGCTGACGAAGCGCCCTCGGGGAAACTGTTCACGCAGGAAGAACTGAACGCTGAGTTTGGCAAGCGCCTCGCAAGAGAGCGCCGCAAGATGGAACGAGAGTTTGCTGCAAAGCAAGCTGACACATTCAAGCCGCCCGTACCGGACGATCTGCACACGCCAGAGGCTCAGGCTGAGGCATCGGTCTATCAAAAGGCCGAGCAGTTGATCCGAGAACGAGAGGCCCAGCGTCAGCAAGCTGAAACTCTTGAGAGCTACCGCGACAAGGAAGAAGAAGCGCGGGACAAGTACGACGACTTTGAACAAGTTGCGTACAACCCCAATCTTCGGATCACCGATGTGATGGCTCAAACGATCCACGCATCTGAAATTGGCCCGGATGTGGCTTATTTCTTGGGGGCGAACCCCAAAGAAGCGGAACGCATTTCCAAGTTGCAGCCTTTCATGCAGGCCAAAGAAATCGGGAAACTTGAAGCCAAATTGGTTGATAATCCCATCGTTAAGAAAACGACTAGCGCACCACCCCCTCTTGCGCCAGTCAATGCGCGTTCTTCTGGTGTGCGCAGCTTTGACACTACCGATCCCCGGTCCATCAAGACCATGAGCGCAAGCGAGTGGATTGAAGCTGACCGAGCTAGGCAGATGAAGAAGTTTGAGCGCACCCGCTAAATCAACTTTGAAAGGAAATTTGCCGTGGCAAATAGCATTCTGACCATCGACATGATCACCAGGAAAGCCCTGGAGATCCTTGAAAACAACCTGGTGCTGACTCGCAACGTCAACCGCCAGTACGACGACTCGTTTGCCGTTGAAGGCGCGAAGATCGGTTCGACCCTGCGGATTCGTCTGCCTGACCGCGCTCTGGTGACTGACGGCGCCGCCCTGCAAGTGCAGGACGACAACGAGCAGTTCACCACCCTGACCGTTGCTTCGCAGAAACACATTGGTGTGAACTTCACCAGCGCTGAACTGACGATGCAGTTGGACGACTTCGCAGACCGCGTGCTGAAGCCTCGTATCAGCCAGCTAGCAGCCAGCATCGACGCCGATGTGGCCAACGCTTACCGCACCATCGGCAACACGGTTGGCACTCCTGGCACCACCCCGGCCACTTCGCTGGTTCTGCTGCAGGCCCAGCAAAAGCTGAACGAGAACGCCGCTGTGATGTCGCCGCGCTACGCCACCGTCAACCCGGCTGCAAACGCTGGCCTGGTGGAAGGCATGAAGGGTCTGTTCAACCCGACTGACACCATCAGCAAGCAGTTCAAGAACGGCATGATGGGCACGGGCGTGCTTGGTTTCGATGAAATCAACATGAGCCAGTCGATCAAGCAGTTCACCACTGGCTCGCGCACTGCTACCGGCGGCACGACCTCGGCGGCGGTTACGGCTGAGGGTGCAACCACCATCGCCATCACTGGCGCTGGCAATGCTGGTACCGTCCGCGCTGGCGATGTGTTCACCGTGGCTGACTGTTTTGCGGTCAACCCGCAGACCCGTGAGTCCACTGGTTCGCTGTTCCAGTTTGTTGCGCTGGCTGATGTTACGCTGAACGCCTCTGGCGCTGGTAACATCACCGTGGCTCCGATCTACTCGGCAAACCACGCGCTGGCCACCGTCAACACCCTGCCGGCCACCAGCAAGGCCGTGGTCTTTGTGGGCACTGCCTCGACGCAGTACCCGCAGAACCTGGTCTATCACAAGGACGCCATCACGTTCGCCACCGCTGACCTGCTGCTGCCGCAAGGCGTGGACATGGCCGCACGCGCCGTCCACAATGGCATCAGCCTGCGCGTTGTCCGCCAGTACGACATCAACAACGACCGCATGCCTTGTCGTATTGACGTTCTGTACGGTTACAGCACCATTCGTCCGCAGATGGCTTGCCGCGTCTGGGGTTAACTTGAAACGGGGGCTGCGGCCCCCTTTCCGAATCACATCTGAAAGGACTTCATCATGGCTCTCCCCAATGGCGCTGGTGGCTACCAGCTTGGTGACGGTAACGTCAACGACCCGTTCATTGATCTGATCGCCGACCCGGTGGCAATCACTGCCACGGCCACTCTTACTCCGGCGCAAGTGCTGAACGGTCTGATCCTGGCCAACAGCGGTGTTACCGCTGCAGCCCAGACCTACACGCTGCCTACGGTTGCGGAACTGGAAGCGGTGCTGATCAACTCTGACCGAATCGGCACCACGTTCACCTTCCGCGTGGTGAACTTGGGCACCTCGTCTGCTACCGCAATCATTGCGGCTGGCACCGGGTGGACGGTTTCTGGTTCGCTGACCATGACCATCCCGGTTACCACGGGTGCATCTATGGTTGCCCGGAAATCGGCGGCTGGTGCTTGGACGCTGTACCGCGTGGCCTAATTGACTAGGGGGCTTCGGCCCCCGTTTTTGAAAGGATTGGTATGACGACCAACACCAAACCAATTGGCGTTGCCTACGAAGACCAGAACATTGTTGGCGCGGATCGCATCCTCACCGACAGCGAACTGGGGTACACGGCGGCGGCGCAAGGCGTTGTCACGCAGGCGACGGACAAGTCCACGGCGGTGACGCTGAACAAGTCGGCGGGCCGGATCACGATGAACGCGGCGTCCCTCGGCGCCACGACCAACGTGTCCTTCACGCTGAACAACTCGCTCATCAGTTCCAATGACACGCTGATCCTAACGATCTCAAGCGGCGCAACGATTGGGGCGTACAACTGCTGGGTGAACAGCCTGACTGCGGGCACGGCGTCGATCACGCTGCGCAACACCACGGGCGGCGCGTTGGCCGAGGCCGTGGTCATCAACTACTCGTTGATCCACTGCGTCTGATGGCAGGGGCTTCGGCCCCCTTGTTTTAACTCAACGTCCCGCGTAGGAAATTCACATGGCTATCACATCTCAGGAAATCATCTACAAGTCGTTGCGCCT